TCGTTAATATAATTGTTTCTATATTCAAGTACCTCTTTAATAAATAGGTATTTAGTCTCATAATATGTAAGAAGTTTCTTTGATCTAACAAAACATAAGATTTGTTTAGTAAATTCTTCTTGCTTACCTTCTTTTATAAGGCCAACTATCTCTGCATGAGACCCGAAATAGGTTTTCCAATCTGATTCTTTGACTATCTTTCGCTTTCTTTTCTGATCGGTTAGCGGAGGTAAAGTCCTGTTAAAATATAGTACTTTTTTTCCTATATATTTTCTCCCTGTTGGAGTATGTGTTACTTCGTAAATAAAGCCAAAAGTGCCCTCAGGCATATCACTCATTTCAGTGATAATTCGGCCATCGTAAATCCATGACGGCATAGTAATTCCCATTTAGTTAAAGATTAAGTTACGAAATTTAAGTACGAATAACAACTGATCCGGAAAAGCTTCCGGCAAATGTTATTTTTAGAGTATCAACTCCTGTACTTTGAATACCGGCTGGTATTACTGTATCGTAGATTCCTGGTGCTGTATATTGATAAGCTTGTACAGTTGGGAATCTATTATTAAGACTATGTGTTACTTCTAGTAGTGTTGTAGCTCCTCCTATTGCATGAGCATAAAATGATCCAGAGAATCCAGATAATTGTACAGAGCTTGAAATAGTACCGTTAGGTAAAGCAGCGATTACACCGTTTATAAATTGGCTATCTCCTACATTTAAAGTAATTGTTCTTGAGGTAGTTAAGTCCCCGCCTCCTAGTACTCCTCCTATACCAGAAAAAGTTACTGCGCTATGGTCAATATGCCTATTACTGGTATAATTTGTAGTAGCGTTATGATCTATCTGAATTGATCCAGATATTATTACTGGTTTATTTTTTACGTTTGTAAACTCTACATACGAAGCTGTAGTAATACCTGTTAGTCCTGATCCGTTTCCATAAAAAGATCCTGAGAATCCTCTTGATGCGGAGATAGAGCCGTCAGGTAAATATACTGAACCTGTAAGTAAAGAATATAATTGAGGCATATTAGCTAATTCTTATCTGAATAAAGTTGCCATTTCTATATAACCCTCCTAACGGTACACCGTTTGATGCTGCTGCATTATCGTTTGCAAAGTTAAGGCTTTGAGAAACTTCTGATAGTACTACATATCCGTTTACAACATTTATAGCGGTTCCGTTGTGGTAGCATCCAAATGTAGATGAACCTGAAACTTGTAAATTTCCTACTACAGTATGTGTATCGTCAAAACTATTACCCCATTTAGTAGACCCGCTTTGAAAGATTACTGAAGATGAAGTAAAAGAAGTGTGTATTTGTTCTGCTTGTAATGTACCTTTAATGACTAAAGATCCGGTTATTTCGGTATTAGCACTTATTATAAACTTATCTGCTCTATAATCGTACTTCAAATCATTAGATCCTATATTTACAGACCCGCTTCTATATATAATTTGTGTATCACTAGCAACACCTCCTACTGGAGCTATATTGATAGACTGTACATTATTACTACTAGCAGAGGTAAATAACGATATAACTTGCCCGCTAAAAGAGGATGAGTAAATAAAGCTCCTGAAGTTGTTATCTACTTCTGTATGGGTTAAAGCACCACCCTTTACGCTTCTTAATGTTATTGCCATTTCTATTTATTTTCTAATTGTGCTACTCTCTCTTGTAAATTTTGTATCAATATATTCTGGGCTTTTACAGCTTCGAGTAGAACAGCTGTTATTGCATTATAATCAACACTTAAGTAACCTTCCTCATCACTATGAACAGCGTCCGGAAGGACTGCTTTTACTTCTTGAGCAATAGTTCCTACACCGGGTATATCGTTCCAGTCATTACGTGTATAAGTGTATCCTCCTATCGCATCAATGATATCTAGACTACCTTGTATAGGTTGTATATTATCCTTTAATCGTGCGTCAGAGAAGGCTAAAATGTTTCTTGAAGCTTGTATTTGCCCTATAACATGTAAATCGTATTGAGGATTCTTTGTATTAATACCAAAGCTTCCGGAACTAATGTAATGCTGTCTAACGCAGCTAGAATTTACTCGTAAGCTTCCAGTCATTTCGTGGTTACTATTACAGTCAACTCCGAATCTAGTATTACCTTTTACTGTGAATGGTCCTTGTAATGTTAAACTTCCTGTGATATTTAAACTACCTGTTACATCGTGGAAGTCATTTGTAGTATCTCCCCACTTCGTAGATCCACTTTCATAAACTACTGAAGCATTAACAAATTCAGTATGAAATTCTTGTGCTGTTATTCTTCCAAATATTACAGCATCTCCTGTTACAGTTAAGGAACCGGTTATGATTGCATTACCGTTAATATCTAAAGGTGCATTAATTCTAGATGTTGCTGTCTTCTTAATACCTACATACCCGTTTACTGGGTTAAATAAGAAATCTGGAGCACCTGCTTGTAAGCTTTGACTTGCGTATTGAACTGATCCGTTAATAGATCTACTTCCGGTTGCATGTAAAGGTATTTGATGCGCAGCTAGGTTCCAAGGTATTAAGGTACTACCTGTATAAAATAGAGTAGCAAAGTTTACAGTTGTTCTTGTGGCAGAATTTGCTACCCAAGATTCTTTTGTTAAAGAGCTAGAATAGAAATAGGAACCTAAGTTGGTGTCCATTTCTTTATAGGTTAATGCTTCTCCTTTATTTGCTCTAAATGTTATAGCCATTTTTTTTTATTATTTACATGTCAATTTTTACAACGAAAGTCATATCGTTATATAGTGACTTTCTAGTTGGTTGTGCTAGCTTTCCTACTGCTATTAACTCGTCTGCATCATTGTAGAGTCCTACACTTGTTAGGTATGGACTAAATGTACTTCCTGTTACGTTAGGTAGTATATCTCCAAATGAGCCGGTTAATGCACTCGGGTTATGGGTAAAGTTCATTTCTGAATCTCTAACCTTGCAGTACATATTATATGTATAAATAGGGTGGTTAGATTTCCAGTGAAGGTTTGGATTGAGATAAAAACTATTATATATTTCTACAATTTCTGGATCAGTTAAAATAACTTGGCCGTGGCTATAAACGATATCTCCTATAATTCTAACTGGAGCACAAGGTTCTGAACCTGAACCTGACATTATTAATCTACCTTCTCCATCGTCTACAATTTCAACTCTATGTTGTCCATCAGGTGAATCAATATATTCGCCACCTGCTGTAGAAGTTTCTAGTACATAAGTACCTTCGTCAAGTATATAATCACAAGCAATTTTTCTTACAGATCCAAATAAAGTTTCGAAAGTCTGTATATAGTCGTTTTGACCTATCTCATCTGTTACATAACCATCATTAACGTAGTTATCTTTAGCTCCGTTTGGTTTTAATATAAAAGAAAAGGGTACAATATTAGTTCCAAAAACTTCTTGTGGTACTGAAAATACGCTTATCTCTTGAACGTTATGTAGGTCTCTAGATTCACTTAAATGTAGAGTAGTCTCTAGGTAGTTATCAAATGATCCACTAAATGTAGAGTCTTGAACCTTACCGCTATAGTATAAATTATGTATACTTTTATAAACTATCTGCTTATGTCTTTCTTGAACTTGCTGGGAAGGTATTGTTGCATATTGATATAAGTCTTCATCGTTCAAAAAGTATTCTGTTGAACCTGAAAGTCCTATAAATTTATCTATAGAGTACTCATTTGTTGATTTAAAACCACGAAGCAAGCTCCCGCTTGTATGCCAATGCTTACGAGCGTCGTGTACTGTTACGTAGACATCTTGCCTGTTTAGTTTTTTGTATGTACTCATTCATTAATAGTCAAGCTTGATTCTAACTAGAGCCTCTTTTGTAAAGTCTTTTAATAATGGTCTAGATAATTTAGCTACTGCTAAAAGATCGTTATTATCATTATACAAACCTACACCTGTAATATAAGACTGTGGAGTATTGATCATAACATTGTGTCTGATTTCTCCTGATCCTGATAGTAAAGATGGGTTAGTAGAGTAGTTAAATTCTGCGTTTCTTGCTCGTACGAATATAAAGTTAGATGAAATAGTTTCTTCAGAGTTTAATCTAAAGTTCTTACCTTTTGATAAAGCTAGGAATAATTTTTTAAGATTTAATGCTGATGTGTTAGCAGTTCTTGTTGTACCTAATGCTATTCCTCCTCCTGTTACGAAGGGAAGGTCTAATGCTTTACCGTTAAGTATTACTATACCTACATCAGGTAAGAACTTACCGTAAGAGCCTGATACTGAGTATCCGTTAGCGTTAGCTGTTGTATCTACAGTACCTCCTGAGCCTGCTACAAGTTCAAATACTCGACCTGAATCAGTAAATGTAGTTGTTGTGATAGCTCTACTATTATCTGTTAATGTAATTTTGTTAGCTCCACTTCCGCTTAATATTAATGTTAGAGTTCCTGGGAGTAGTTTTTCTTTGTATCTTGCTCTATCTATTGCTATAACATAGAAGTGGTCAGCTGTTTCTCCTCCAAATGTAAATTCAGACTCTTCATCACCTAGTACTAAGTTTCTATACTGTCCGTAGATAGTAGAAGATGGGGACTTTCCAGTCACACTAGCATTATATTGTAGTGTTCCGCCTCCTTGTTTGTCAGCATAAGCAATTGAAAATTGACTTGCTGCTGTTGAATCTGTTGATGCAGTATTAAATACGTTATAATAATAGTCCCCAGAAGTACTTGATACTTGTGTTGAACTAGTGTAGAAAGCAGTTAAGTTTATTACGTTGTTAGTCCATAATGGAGCTGTTACCGATTCAGCACTTACTACTATATCTTCTTGGTCAAATCTTTTAAATGACATAATTAGTTAGTTTTTGTAATGGTTACTGGAATTGTTAATCTCGCTCCTGAATCACGACCGATAATTGTTATAGTGGTCTGAAGTGTTAATCTTGTTCCGAATAAAGTGTTTATTGTTGTTGAAGTCAAGTTAATTGAAGTACCGATAACTGTCTTAGAAACATTTGTTCCTATAGTAGTACCTGTATTTAATCTAATTGCTTCTTCTGAGTTGATACCTACTCCGTTAAATGTATTAAGTACTCTAACATCTGCAATTGTAGCTGTATACCCTCCTGCTTCGTATGTTGTAGTTGCACCTAAGTAGTTTAATGTCTGTGGAGTAATCGCAAGAGAAGCTCCTTGTTTTAAACGAATAGATGAGAATCCTAAATCTAGTACTGGAAGTTTTGAAGTACCTCTTGGTAGAGTTGTTAACTTATACTTCATAATCTGATTTTCATCAGGGAAAGCTTCTAATAAAGGCATATTTTCTATAGCTTCTCCATAATATACAGAACCGGAAGGATGTTGAGGATTGTACAAAGTGTAATCAATCTCATCGTCAGCAAGAGCAAATTGTGTAATTTTGAAAGAACCGTCTCCTCTTGCTAAGAGCTCTCTTCCCTTTTTAGTTAGTATCGCATCTACTGTTACGATTGAATTGTCTAAATATCCCATTTTTGTTTAAATTATATAATATAAATATCAGCTGTTATAATATTCTAGGTTTGGGTTCTAATAATAGTTCCTAAGTTATTAGTTGAATGCATTTTATCTTCATCTATAGAGTAAATATCTCTATTTGAAATCCTTACAAATCTATTTCCCTCTTCTAAGTATAGTAAGTTAGGTGCTGCAGGGAATGACTTATTTCCCCCATATACTCTAGTCTTTCCTCCGGCTATAGTATTTGTAACTTGTGGTGTAAAGTAAACCTGCTGTATTTGTCTATCTGATAGGTTAACTCCTTTTATTTTTGTAAAGTTAGATCCTGAAGGGTGTAAGCTAGCTCTAATTGAAACTAAACCTAAAGCCGGGTCATTACCTGGTACGCTTCCTGAGTTTAGTTTTGAACCAACATATCTAGCATTAATAATTCCTGCTGTTGTATAGTTACTATCTTGAATTTCAGCCGGTGTTGCTTGGTT